CGTGTAGTTTGTGTTTGCCGTTCCATCTGTTGTCCCCGTTGCATCGGAAAGCGCCACCAGAAACGGCACTCCCGTGTGCGTGTTGGAAAAAGAGATTGTCCCACGCGCAATGTCGCTTGACGGTTCCCACGTCCCCGTCTCGTACTCCAGCCCCGGCACGTTGACCAGCGCGGAGGCATACGCCGCCACATCAAACGTGCCGTTAGCCGTGATGTTAAGCGTCCCCGTCGGCGTGGTTCCGCCGCTGACGTTGACCGTCACCTCGTCCCAGGCCGTGCCGCTTGAAGCCGTGTACGTCCCGTTTGCGGTCACAGACAGGCTGTCTGTCGTGATGGGATTGGCGTAGTCCTCCGGGGCTGGCGTCCAGGCGGTTGGCACGGAGCCCTTTTCCAGCTTCAGCTTGCGGATCTCGATGTAGTCGCCCGAAGCGTAAAGACTCCCGGTCGTAGAACTGGGACGAATGTTCAAATACAGCTTGGTCGTATTCTCCGGGATCGTGAACGTCCACTCGCACCGCATGTCCTCCACAACAGCGCCTCTGTCACTCGTGTCGCTGCTCGCATAGACGTGGATCGTACCGTATGAACTGATTGCAAATGCTTCGGAATTTGCGTGATTGTCATAGAGATAGGCCCGAAGCTCATAAGATGTATTTGCGGACGGACTTCCGGAAAACAGTTTGGCATCACAATCAAAACTAAGCGTATATGTCTCGCCAGCAACCAACCCGTTCATACCGGCATTCGAGCTGGTGATCGAAATATTGCCGAACGTAATATAGGGGTATGCCGCGCTTGCAACACCTGTGCGTATCCCATGCTCTGCTGTAACAGTAGAAGCCGCAGACGCAACTGTTGTGTTTGACACCTGCCCGGCCAACCTTGGCCTGTCTGCGGCGACAACGCTCGGCAGCAGCGTATTGATCATCAGGTTCCGTCCGTACGCTTCGAGATCGCCGGTTTTTGACGCGCCGGACTTATCATGAAACGTGACACCGGACAGCACATGGCCGGGATCAACATTGTCGCCCGTCAGGTCAATCAGCGTGCTGCCTCCGTAGACGACTTTATTAACGGCCATTTTGATGTGCCTCCTTTATCCGATCGTTACGGTCTTTCCTCCTGCCGCGTTGTCCACTTCGCTGTAAGGGATCGCAAGCACGATGACCTGGGAAATATAGTTGTATCCCTGAGTCGAATCGGGCGTTCTGGTCTGCTGAGTCGTGGCAGGAGTCAGAGTCACGGTTTCCGCATTGACCTCCTCCGTGCCGCTCATACTGCCTTCCACCCCAAGGATCGTAATACCCTCACGGATGTTGGAGGCGATGATCTTCGCCTGCTCCGTGGCGTCGATGGCGACCTTGCCGGAACCGTCATGGTATCCCTGCGGGATCGTATACTCCCCGGCCTTGGTGCTGATCGTTCCCGTGACGCTGCCGCGGTTGGGCATGGTGCCGGTGACCTTTGTCCCATTGACGTAGGCCGTTTTTGTCGCAAGAATCTCTGCGGCAACAGCATTAGCATCGCTGGTGTCGGCGTCATAGGTCAGTGTTCCGGTGATCGGCGCGCCGCTCTTGTCGTGGGCCGTATAGCCGGACATAAGAAGCCCGGCGGCAACGGTATCACCGGAAATATCAATGATCGTGTTTCCGCCGTAAATGACTTTATTGACGTACTGGTTAGCCATAGTTTTATCCTCCTATGATCGCGGTGTAACCGCCGCTTAGATTTGTTGTGGTATAGTACGGAATTTCCCGCACGGTAATATCGTTTGCAAGCCGTCTGCCGTTCGTATCCAGCACAATATCCTGAAACGGCGCCGGGGTGACGTCGTATGTACCCTCATAAAGAGGGGCTGCTTCAGCAGCCGCTAGCACCCCGGACATGGTCTGAGCGGCAGAGAGCACGCCCGAAAGCGTTTTAGTCGAAGACAGAGTCCCCACCAGAACAGCGGAACCCGGCGTGATCTCGCCAGTCATATCAATACACCTCCGGTGTCAGAATAAAAGGCGTTTCTGTGATGAACGTTGATACAACGCCGTTGGCCTTGGTGAGCTCCATGTCATACACATACTCTCCGAAGTCCAGAGGCTTTGTGTCTTCCGGATCAAGCTGAAGGATCATGGAGCTGATCGGAATATCTTTGAGGATCAAAGGCTCCTCATCCCGATAAGCGCGGTTGCCCGAAGTCATTTTCGGCGATTTAAGAGCGAAGCGCACACTGTCTCCCTGCGCGGGTGTGTACGCTTCAGTCCGGTTATCATCCTGGTAAATACGGACCTCCGTGATAAAGGTGTCTCCGCGGGTCAGGGTGATCTTATTATCTTCGATTTTGAATGCCATAGTCCCCTCCTCACTCCGACACCGGCATGGTTTCTAGCGCCGCCGCGGCAATCGTCGCGGTATACGACCCGTCGTTGAGGGCGCCACCGCCCTCCTTGATGACCTGGAAGCGCCGCATGTCGATCACGTCCGCAACCCACGCTTTTCCAACGCTGCCGCCCGTCAGGTCGAGCGCCAGCCCGGGGAACCACATGTGCCCGTCGCACTCAGCGACGCCGCCCGTGACCGTTATGCTCAGCGACTTGTTTGCCGTGTACGGGTCGCCCGGCTTGAGCCGGATACCCATGGGGCTGGCGTCGTACTTGTACTCATAGTGATAGCCGAGCTCGCTTTCGTCTGTCACATAGACCGGCACCACGGAGCAGGCGTCCACCATCGGGCAGCTGTTCCAGCCCCTGTACGCCGTCCGCCGCGTCTCCGGCTCCCAGTAGGACGGGGATGTGGTGTTGTAGGTGATGCCCGTGCCGGTATTGCCTCGGAACACGCCGATGCTGCCGCCGTAGGCCACAACGGGCGTGGCACAGTTTTCCACACGGTTGTTCTCAAAGCGGAAGTCGATGGTGCGGGTGAAGCGCGTGGGCTTGGCCCCGCTGTTTTTGGTGTCGATGACGTTGTTCTCGATCACCACGTTCCGGCTCACGCCTCCCAGATAGAGAAGCCCGCCCGCCGTCGCCAGATAGCTGTTGGGGCTGCGGAACACGTTGCCGCGCACCGTCAGGTTCCGGTAGGCGTCGTAGCTGCCGGGGTTGTCCGCGTAATCCACGCCGTCCACAACGTCCGTGTCCTTGCGGGTGTTGGCTGCCCCCAGAAAAACGAAGCTGTGGGGATAGTCTGTGACCGACGGCACATCCTTGCTGCTGACACAAACGTTGTTCTCCAGCAGGACATTGTCCATGCTCCAGCCGTCCGGGCGCTTGACGCGCCGGTTGTCGTTGTAGGCCGTCAGGGCGCACACGCACTCCAGCACCGTGTTCCCCCGCATGATCACGTTCCTCGCCCCGTGGGTGTCCAGGCCGCAGTCCTCACTGTCCTCGCAGTAGTTGTTCTCGTAGATCAGCCCGTCGGGCGGGACAAAAACGGAGGACTCGTGATAGTCGTCTGCCGCCACCAGCCCGCCCGTGTAGACGAAGTAGCAGTAGTCCCGCCCCGTCGGCTTATCGCTGTTGAAAAACCGGCACTCCCGCACGGCAATGTTGACGCAGTGGTCCAGAATATGGACGGCGCTCATCAGCACGTTTGAAAACGTGCAGCGCCTGATCTCGTACTGCTCGCAGTCCTTCAGTTCAATAACCGCCGGATACTTGCTCCATGGCACAGATATCTCTTCTATTGTACCACCAGCACAATCTTCTAACTGGATGAGCGCATGTGTCCCAGAGGCAGATCCTGGTGGGCCATATACATAGTCACGACTTGTATCATTGTCTCCAGCTGTGAAAACTCCGCCACGGATTGACAGACGGCAGTTATCTGCCCTAATAATCGGAGATGTGCCCGACGCAGACAAATGACATCCAGCATCCAGATGCAGTTCACAATCCGTGGAGATGGTAATTGCCGGGTTGATATAGGTTCCAGATGGGACAAACAATATACTGCCATACTCCAACGCCGCCGTAACTGCTGCCGCGAGATTGCCCCCCGTCAGAGGCCCGGCGGCAAAGTCGGCTACGTTGAGCATTCCGCGCATTTTGAGCGCCGCCACGCCGTTGCGGGCCTCGTCGTCCTGTGCGTAACGATAGCGCACGACGCCGGGGTTGACGCTGCCCTTGACCAGCATCAGGTCCGTGTATGTCACGTCCCCCTCCGCAGCTGAGCTGTAGGAGGCAAACAGGCGGAAGCGGATGACGCCAGTTGTCGTGGCGAACGTGTAGGTCAGGAGGGTGTCGTCCGCCGCGTCTGAGGCAACGGCGATCTGGATGATGCTGGGATAGGTGCTGCCGCCGTCCGTGGACTCCGCATAACCAATGACCCCCACCCCGGCAGTCGTGTGTTTTTTGACCGTCAGTGTGTAGGTCGTGTTGGCCTCCAGCGTAAGACGCAGCGAGCCGGCAGCGTAGGTGACAGAGCCGTTGGACCGCACGCGCACGCCGCTCCTCAGCGGCGTCACAATGGCTTTGGCGTTAAATGCCTCAATGGCCGCCGGGTTGATCAGGTTATAGCTCTCGCTGGTGAGCTCTTCCACCTCGTCCTCCAGCGCGTCGATCTCTGTCCCCGCCGACCGCATGGTGAGCCGGCGGGCAAACGCTGTGGACGCCTCCGTATCGTTGGTCGCCCGCACCAGGAGCCGGAACCGATAGTCGCCCACGTCGCTGAGGTTGACCTCCGTGCGCCAGTTGCCGGTGATGCCCGTCGCAAAACCGCTCCCGGTCCAGATGCCCTGATATGTCCCGTCGTCGGCAGAGTAGGCGTAGACGCCAAACTGATAGCCGCTGGCCGCCTCGATCCGCTCCACAGCAGACGGGAGATAGCCCACTGTCCGGATGCGCGTCGTGCCCGTGATATTGTAGCCGCCGCTGCCGTTGAGACTGCCCACGGCCCAATCCGTCACCTCGTCGCCGGTCATGCCGGTCACCAGTCCGGCGCTGACCGCCGCCTCCTTGGCATAGAGCACCGTCGGGCTCTCAACAGCCGGGGTGATAGCTGCAGACGGCGCGTCCATGGCGAGCAGATTGTTGTACGGGATGCCCGTATAGGTGTAGATCACGCCGCGGGAACTGCCGTCGATCGTGCCGCTGTCGGGATACTCCGTACGATTGTCGCTGTAAACGAGCGTGTCGGTATTCGTCACGTCCCCGTGAACGACCGAGACGGCGTCTATACTGACATGCCGATAGCCGGAACCGGAAGGGTCATAGAGATGATCTTCAGCGTCGCCGGGCACATAAGCCCATTCAGCATGAGGAACATCGGAATCGACATCCCAGGCCGGTCCGACAGTTGCCGACACCGTTACCGGCTGAAAATATTTCCCTCGCAGGCCAAGCGCCCCGGTTCCGCCGGTTATACCACTGTAGCTGATATCTACAGTCGAATGGCCGATGCCGTAAATTGCACCGTCATTATCAAAACCGATGCTGTCATAACAATCTACAGAAACGACGCTGTCCGTAGCAGAATCGAGCACGTATATTGCATAAGCCTGTCCAACCGTACTGCCTTTCACTTCCTGATAGGTTACGGTCCGGGCGAGCCAGTGGTACAGATTAAACCGTCCCAGGAACGCCAGAACATCATCCGGAACAGCGGAGGAGTCCAGGCCGAACAGAGACGCGGTTGCATCTTTCAGAAATGTCGCTTTATTTTGAGGCGTTCCGGCCACGCTTGGCTCATCCGCCATAGTCATGTCAAAGACATTTGTCTGCCCATCCACGGGCGTCAACGTTACACGCCCCGGATGGAGTGATTCTCTGTTCTGCATCTATTATCCTCCAAACTGTGTCCACATTTGTCCGCAGCGGACCTGCCCGCTGTAAAAATAATTCTGCCGTACCAGCTCGACCCACTCCCCCATGACGATCAGAAGCTTTTCGATGTCGTTGGCCTCCTGTACACTCATCCCGGTGGAAATATCATTCGGAAGCGAAAGGAGCGCTGGCAGCTGCACAAAAACATCAGCCAGAACATTGATGCTGCCGATGTACTCGCTGAGCGCCTCGTCAGTTGGGACGTTTGTCCGTACCCAGTCAGTTCGAAGCTGAATATATCCGTCTGCCGCGTAGCCCATCTCTGTTACGATGCTGTATAGATAGTTGGCGGCTCTTCCGACACGATTGAGATCCGTGGCGGTGTATCCGCCCTTCGCCTCATACCATACCCCCTGCTCTTCGGCAGTCATATCGTCCCATTTTAAGCAGTTGAGAGCAGCCAGTTGATCTGTGTCAGCCTCTGTCCGGTCGGTGACCAGCGCGAGGGCCGCGATCGTGTCCTGTACGACGCCCATGTTCACTCCACCTCCCGGGACTTATAGTAAACGATGGCGCAGCCGTCCGCGCCGTCGACGCCTTTACTTCCGGATGTAGAGCTTCCCTCTACGATGTGATAGTACGGTCCGGGGTCATCTGACGTTCCGTCATAGATCGGGCCGTCGATCAAAAGACCGTCTACATTGAGCGTCGCATATACTCCGGTGGCGTTTTCGCGCATCTCTTCCTTTATCGCCTCGTACTTTTCTACGGCAGATGCATATTCTCCAAGATCGTCGTAACGCACATTCGTCCCGGAAACCCCTGCGCCGCCGCGACCGCCCGCTCCGCCATCACCGCTGTTTGGGATAGGAGAGCTCCGCCCGGAACGGGCAAGAATCGCCCCGGACAAACGATCTCTGTATCCGCCGGAATAGACGTTTGCGTCTGCCGCGTCAGTAGATATATCTCCGAAAATCGTAGGGGTTCCTTTCTTCCCTTGTCCGGAGGTGTTGCGACTTACCGGATTACCGCCTTGCCCGCCTTTTCCGATCGTGACTGCAAAATGCTGTCCGCCCATCACGAGAAATGTTCCGAACCAAACGCGACCGCCGTCTCCATCAAGTCCGTTTTGCCCGTTTCCGGACTTATGCATATACGACGAATCCGTACCGGCACTGCCGCCTCCGCCGCCATCACCGCCGCCAACCAGAACAAGATACAGCACGCCGATATTCTCATCATCGAGTTCGATGTCGTCGGGAACCGTAAATATGCCGTCTTCCGTAAGAGTGACCGACTTGTCGAAGTTTCCGATCAGCTCGGACGCTATGACTTTAGAGCTGCAGTTGCGCATGATGCCGCCGTCTACTGTAAAAGACTGTTCTGAAAGACGACCTCTGACAGGTTCTCCATTTCCAGTCTCGACGGAGACATAATCGCCGAGTTCGCTGGACGGATCGCCTCTGCCGCTGAGGTCCAGCAGGTTGCCGCCGTAAAAATTCAGAAGATACGCCGCAATATCCTGCGCTTTTGCGATCTCATCCGCAATATGACTGGCTCCGATCCGGACAAACGGATTGTCAATACTCACTGTATTGGGAGAACTGGACCGGTTTCCGGGTATAGAGATCGTATTGTCGCCTGACAGGGTAAAGTCGACATGGGCGAGGTCGTCGTTGGCGCTGACGGCCGGATAAGACGCCAGATTATCGAGAGTATAGGTATTTCCGTCTTCCTCGTCGCCGGTGATGTCGATCATGTCAGAAGCCTTCACCAGATAACCCTCGATCAAAACGTGATAATAAGTGTCGCCGTAATGATCAGGATCGCCTGTTGCGCGGGATATCTCAGCATCAGGCGGGATGTAGTACCATTCATATACGGGGGCAACCGCTGCGGACACGATCGATCGAAAGTATTTCCCCCGAAACGCTTCTGCCCCGGTTGAACCTGTCCCGTTTTCTCCGTATGTAACAAAAACATTTGTCAGTTCTGAACCAACAACGGAGCCCTTAGCATCGATACTGATGTTATCATATGCCGCGATCCGGAACTGGGAGCCGCGACGGTCTTCGGTAATATTCCGGAGAACATATGCCTGAGAGAGCGTCTCGTCTCTCCAGGCGTAGTAGTCAACCTTCTTGCTTCTGGTGTACCATGGAAAACCGCCTACGCGAAGCTTGCCTTCATGCGTCGCCCTCGGCCAGGTCCTTGTCGCCTGGCAGAGCCAGAGCAGGATATCTCCGCATTTCTGAAACTTGATGTCGCTCTCCGAGGCAGTCAGCTCGATGTCAGCACAGTCCTCATCCACTGTGTACATGGAAACAAAATCGTTTCCAAGCTGCGCTACCAGCGATGCGACCCAGTCTTTCAATGTGGTCGGTAATCCCCCGGACGGAATAATGTACTCCCGATCCACCAGAAGCCCGATAATATCCACCAGATTCCAGGTGATCTTAATGGAGTTCTGGCCTGTTCGCCAGCCTCCGGAATACTGAAAATACTTCCCGATCGGTACGTACTCGCTGTCGTTGGCCGCGATATAAAGGTCAATCCCCTGCCCTTCCTCAATACTCCGAAACAACCCCTTCTTACTCGTGGGCTCAAAGCGGCGATCCTGGTTATCCACAGACAGCGTGCATGTTCCATAAGGCAAAGATAACCCTTTGAAATCACACTGCTGTGTCACACTGAACTCTCCGAGCATGTCGCCGTCCCAAACCTCGTGATATCCGGGCCAGATCTCTGGAATACGTATCCTCCGGTACGGGAGGCTCCATTTTGAAATTGTGACGCGGATGCGGTTCGGATTATAGACCGTGAAGTCTGCGATCTCGGTGACATGCTCTGTGTTGTCAGTGATGGTTCTGGTATAGTAGACGTCGTCGTCCTGCTTGACATCCACTGTAAAGTCGACGGGATACCCGTTAATGTCATCATCCGGCCAATAGATGCTGAGACTCTGAAGAACCTTCACACCGTCGAACGCCATCTCAACATATACGTTGCACGAACCGTCATCGCCGGACAAAGCAGAGGATTCCCAGCCGATCTCGGAGCTGTTGACCTGCCCTTTGGTCTTATACTCTCGGCCAAGGAGCCAGCGGCCTCGCTCCAGCGTAATAAAGGGGTCGCCCAGCTCGGTGATCTTGTCATGGAGCTGGGCAGACTTGCTCATACTGGAGGCCCCTGAGTGCTCAACGCCCCCAAAGGTGAAATTCGGAGAGATCATATCGACGGCAGCCCGCAAAAGGATACGGCGGCTGTCATCTGTGATGGCGACCTTGAAAGTTTCAGACACATCAATCATGGGGGTTCGCCTCCCTCAGAGTGAACGAGACATTATGCCAGTACGCGACGCCGTCTACGGAAAACGCGAAGGTCGGACGATTCAGCTCGGTGCAGACAAACTGACTTGTCTGAAGCTCCCCATCCCCATCGTCCGGCAGAAACTGCACGGTAAACGGGCGACCTGTCCGAAACAGCTTGCTGAGCTTCTTCCAGTCTTCCGGCATCAGATAGTCATAAGAGCAGGAGGGCTGCCAGACCTTCCCCCTGCTCTCGAAGACGATGCGCCCGGAGATCATTTCCTCGAATGAACCGAGCTCGACCTCCGGGCAGCTGTATTGATCGTAAAGCGCCTCCGGCATAACGAGGCCGTCGATGATAAGTTGTGTCACAAACGCTCCTCCTTATGCATCATCAGCGATTTGGTGTATAGAACGGTGTTCCGCGGGAACGGGAAACCTGGATCATGGGATCTACGAGCTCCTCCGCCAGAATGCGGCCGTCAGGCGTCTGCATGGTGATCCGGACAGTAAGGCCATCCGCATAATCGTCCAGCGCGTCATGCATGGCATTGACAGACTCCGTAAAGAAGCGGCCGAGCTCCCCACGCAAGTCGGAAATGGCTTCTACGGCGGCATTTTGAACGGAGATATCGTTTCTGGAACTCGCCTGAGCTGCAATAGCATAGCTCCGATTGGCATCGAGAAGCTCGTAAAGCTGCGCGGCATTCTGACGAATATCCGTCAGATCGAGAACCGGAGCGATAACGGGCTGATAGTCAATATCGCTGTTAAGAACCTCGTCGATCCGGGCTACGATCCCACTCATAGAATTAACCGTCGAATCCGCAAGGCTCTCCCCGGCATCGGAGGCGTCTCCCATCAGGTTCTGCAGGCCGAGGATCAGACCCATCACACAGTATTCTCCGATCTGTGTAAAGACCTTGGAGGGAGAATCTATCTTAAACGTCTCTTCGGCCGAGTTCGTTACTTCGTCCCAGAGCGTATTCGCTTTATCGAGAAGTTCCGATCCTTTGTCCTTAACGCCCTCTATTACTCCTCCAACAGTATAAGAACCAATTTTTATACCTTCGACGTAGTTTTTATCGGTAGAATCTGATAGCCATCCGGTCGCATTCTGAACCATCATCCACCAGTTAGACAGCTCTTCTTCAGTTGCGTTCTGCGCCGCCGCGCCCGCATTATGAATTGCGTACTCGACAGCCGAGGTTGCTGCGTCCGAAAGATCGTCCCGAAAATCGACCGACACATTCTGCACGAGGCTGTCCAGCAGTTCCTTCGCCTCGATCAGACCGTCGGAAACCGCCTCATCGGCGTCATCTACCGCATCCGTGATTCCTACCACCACGACTTCCGCGGTGTCCATATAGGAATCATAGATCTTCTTGGACTCGGAATCGTTAATTACAACGTCCAGCTTGCCGGCATCCAGCTTTTCATAGTAGCTGGCGTTCGCCATGGCAGACTTGTAGCTGGAATCCTTCTGCAGCTCAGCCAGTTCGTCTGCCAGATCGTACATCTCGAGCTGTTCCTGCAGATACTGTGTGTACGCTTCGTTGATCTGTTCGGCGTCTGCATTCGCTTCCTGAAGGGCTTTCCATCTGCCCTCGGCGGTCATCGTTTTCCGGGCCTGCAGACTGAGCTTCTCGTCCAGAAGCTGTGCCTTGCGGTAGACCTTTTCCTGATTGCCCGCGTTGCCGTGAGCCGCCTCCCAGACCTTATACTCCAGATCGGAGGTGGTGAGATCCACATCCAACTGGTCGAGACCCTTCTGGAACGCCGCGACGATATTGGCCGCCTTCTGCGACGCCGCTTCTTCGGCGGACATGTCAGACGTAATACCATACGCAATGTTGCCGACAATGAACCGTCCGAGATCATCTCTGGTAACAGTGGTCTCCAATTGGGAGGCCTGCAGCTCCAGGAGTTCCTTACTGTACTGGACGCCATTCAGGTATTCCTTCAGGTACTTGTTCTGCGCTTCCTGAGCCTCTTCGGAATCTGCTCCCAAGGCGATGACCGTAGCTTTGTATTCCGCGTCGGCAGCCATGATCCTTTCCGACTGCTTCTGGAGCTTGGCCTGCTGATACTCGAGCGCGCGAAGATACTTCTCCTCTTTCGATGCTGTAGAGTTCAGCTCGTTCCAGATTTCATACTGCAGATCAGATGTCTCCTGATCAAGCTGAATTTTATCCAGTTCGGTCTTGAATGCATTGACGATGTTCTCCGCTTTCTTCTTGGCTGCATCCTCGGCAGAAGTATCCTTCTCGATTCCTTCCGCAATACCCTGCACAATGTAAGTACCGACCTCGTCGCGCATGACCTTCGAAGGCGACTCGATCTTCATCTCGTTCTGCATCGCGGTCACAAGGCCTTCCATCTTCCGCCTTGATGTGTCCAGCAGAAGCGGCCACTCTTTCGTAATACCGCGAATGATACCCTGGACGACATAAACACCGACCTTCTGAAGCTTAGCGTCCTCAGCCTTGACACTGGTGACGAAAAGCTCCGTGAAATCGGATGCGATTCCCGGCATCTGATTCTTGGACTCGTCAGAGAAGCCGTCTTTGAACGCGGTGATGACAACGATCGCGGCCTTCGGCATCGACGTATCGGAGGCAGTCTTGATCCCGGCGAAAATATAAGTGACCATATTGCTGCCGGTCTCGTTGAAGGTCTCCTCCGCGTTGGCAAAGGTCGTGGTGAAGCTTACGATCCCACCCTCGGCCATGGTTTCCAGACCGGCGTTAAAGGCAAACATGCCGGTCGTGTCGAGCCCCATCAGTGTCGTGGCCATGGATACGATCTGATTGATAATATCAATGGAGGCCTGGGTGCTGGCCCAGTCTACCTCCTTGATGGAGTCGAAATATTCCACCAGTTTTCCGCCGAACTCCGTAAGGTTCAGACCGAAATCGCTCAGGTCATAGTTCCCGTAGATCAGCCCCTGAAGTCCGCCTTCATCGTCCAAAGAATTGGAGATAGTGGCCAGACTTTCCACCATGGAAGCGGCCTTGTCGAACTTCTCTTTGTCGAGGCCCATGGTCTGGGCATAGAAATTATGCATGCCGGTTCCGAGATCTTCGATGGAGGTTGCGAACCCCGAAAGATCCTTTCCGCCGAAGAGTTCCTGAAGAAGACCGCCAGTGGTAGGGATGGCCTTATTCAGCTTATTCAGCTTTTTCCCGGCCTCTACGGCTTCGTCCATCTTGTCTGCGTCAAGGCCGCCGTTGCGGACAAGCACGTTGTTAAACGCAACGATCCCTCCGGCAAATTTTATAATACCGAGTCGGAAGGCATCCCAGTCATGCTCTCCGGAGAATTTTTGCACAAACCCTCCGCTTTCCGGAATAAGATCCCCAAGCTTGGCCAGTTTATTGCCGGCGTCGATAACACGGTCGATCAAATCTGAATCGATTGCTGTTTCGCTGTTGTTGCGGACAAGCACGTTGTTGAACGCAACGATCCCTCCGGCAAATTTTACAATGCCATCCTCGAAGGTGCCCCAGTCGTGCTCTCCAAAGACCTTGTTGAACCAACCGGTCTTCGGCAGTGCCTTTTGCAGCCGGACAAGCTGTTCCCCGGAAGTGACTGCCGATGTAATCAACGCCGAATCAATTCCGGTTTCAGGCATAGACTCCTGGAAAGCCACAATCGCATCGCCGAATGCACCGATAGATTCTGCAAATCCGCTAAGAGAGCCCGCCTCTCCTGTAATCGCCTGTATCCAGCCCCCCGTCTTGGGAAGAGCTTTGACAAACTCAACAAGACCTTTTGCTCCTTCCGCAGCGGCGCCGACATTGGAAAAGTCATGACCGGCCACGGCATCGGCAAATGCGGCCAGAGACGGTGCAAACTGCTCCAGCTGACGTCCCAGCCTTTTTCCGGTAGAGCCGAGGTTCAGAATATTGGAGATCGCTGTAACAACACCGGCTGCTCCGAAAACCAGAAGGGCTTCTGCAATATCTTTAAGGTTCTCGGTGGCGTTGGAATCAATGCTGCTGAATGCGTCAAAGAACCCGGCAATCCCCTGGCCGAGAGATACAATGACAGAAGATACACCGGCACCGATCCCACTGAGAACGCCGTTGATGATATTACCGACGAAGGAGCCGAGGGCGTCGCCGATTTTCTTAAAGACCTCTACGCCCTTATCCAACACGGTCATGTCAGAATCGGCCCAGTTTACCAACTCGCCGATCGCCCCGACCAAAAGGGTAAGAACGCCGACAACGACTACAAACCCGGCTGCTCCAAGAGCAATTTTATCAACTCCAAGATTTCCGATAATACCGAGCGCACCTGTCAAGACAGCCATGCCGGCAACGACTGCGGCAAATTTCGGGGAGCACATCTTTTCCAGAACGGATATGCCGGTTTCGAATTCGGAAATATCCACATCCGTCATGAGTCCCCCGATAATGTTTACCAGAAGGACCATGCCCCCCAGCACGCCGGCAAAAGCCAACATGGAGCCCACCACATCGCCGGTGACTTTGATCTTCGACAGAATAAATACCGCGCCCGACACCGCCAGCATGATCTCGGACAGAGCAGTGGCCGTTCGGATCGCATTGGTGCCGTCCACGTTCCGGAGAAGATAGATCGCGGCCACGGTCTCGCCGAGCATAAAGGTCATCAGCACTATGTTGGTAATAGCTTTTTTCCAGTCCACGGCGTTCATCGCATAGACGGCAAGCGCAAACGCCCCCATGACGATGCCGAGCGCGCCGGCGCCGGTCAAAATATCCTGCCATGGCTGAATACTGAGTACGACAATCGAGGCGCAGATCACGCCGATAGCAGCCGTCATGGCCAAAATCGTGCCCATGCCGCTCTTGCCTTTTTCGCCGACCTTGGCCGCGTTGACGATCAGTGCCATGATCAGCATCAGTCCGCCGACGACCGCAGAACCTTTTATCAGATTTTCCGTCGGAATCTTGCCGATATTCCTGATGGCGACGCCAAGAAGAAGCATCGATGCGGACATAATGGCAATAGCGACGCCTATTTTTTGCGCATTCTTCCCGCCGTCACTTTTGCCAAACCCGTCGATCAGGAGCCGGAAAAGCACCAATGCCCCGGCGACGACAGCCCCGCCCTTGATAAGGACGCTCTTGTCCAGCCCGCCGATCTGCTCGACGGCCTTGCCGAGCAGGATCAGTCCTCCCGCCATCGCAAGAATACCGACACCAAACTTTCCAGAATTCTTACCGGCAATTCTCATGACCAGAGCCATACCGGCGAGGCCCGCCAAAAGCAGCAGATACTGAGGAATAACCGCCAAGATATCTGATGGATCAACTCTCTTCAACACCTTTAAAGCCCCGACCAACAGCAGAAGATTTCCTATCATCAGGGTCAGCCCAAGAGCACCCTTCAGCAGGTTGGTCTTCTTGGTGATCTTCCCCATGGCGTCAAAGACCAGCCGCAGCTCCAGAATGATCGGCAGCAGGGCAAGGCTGATGCCGGCCACGCTGGCGGCGTCAAGTTCTGTCAGCGCACCCAGCGCTTTCACCAGGATCGCAACTGCTCCGGCGATCAGAATGGCGGACGCAGCCATCTCCAGCATGTTAAGCGCCATGTTCTTGGCAGAGAGCCCGAACTTCTCCATAACGCCGAAAGCAACGGCCGCTGCCGCCATCGCGCCGAGGAACTGTGCAATATAAGTGGCGGACCGCTTCAGACTCTCGCCGTCCACCCGGCTCAGCGCGATCAGGGCCGCGGTCAGGATCCCGATCGCCAGCGCGACCTGTACAATGACACTGACCTTGGCGGAAGATTTTGCGGTCTTAAAGAACCCTCCAATGCTCTTTCCGACATTTGTAAACTGCTCGGCAAGCCCGGAGAAGTTGATAAACATGCTGATCAAAGTCGCGCTGAAGGCAAAGGCGATGACCTTCGCTGGAGTCAGAGCTTTGATAAAGTCACCGATCACGGTCTTTGCCTGTTCAATATATGGGGAAAGCTTCTCGGCATAATTCCGGATCGTGTCAAGGGCGCCGGCAAAGCCATTTTGAGCAAGCCCGACCTTCTCCCTGAAGCGTTCCCGGATCTTATCCAAATACCCCGAAAGAACCTGGAGAACGCCATTTACGTCTTTGGCGCCCTTGATCTGCGTAAAGAAGTTTTCGATCCGCTCCGGAATCTTGGCAAAGAACTCCAGGACGCTGTTGGCGTCGGCCATCAGATCGTCAAGCGCGCCGCTGAAATCAAATTTGCCGATCGCCTCCAGCCCGGCGATGATCTTGTCCAGGATCCAGCTCCCAATCTTCGTGAGTAGCTCGTAGATCTTGGACAGACCCTTCTCTGCCGCCTCAGAGCCCTTGAAATTGGACCAGGTCTCCTTGGCCCTGTCCTTCAGCGTCTTCAGAGCATTGCGGACCCTCTCGACAGCATTGGCATATGCCTCTGCAAGCCGTGTCCCCCGCTCCCCGCCGAACAGGTTATTCAGCGCCCTTTCAACGTTTTTACTGTCAGAAATAAAACCCAGGAAATTGCTTGTCAGAGACCCGATCTTGCCGAGCAGGGTCCCGACCAACTTCAGCCCTTTTCCGCCGAGGTCGATCAGCCATTTGACCGGCGTGGCCAAAAGCGTCACGACCTTCTTCAGCCCGGCGGCCGATCTGTCACTGAGCCGCAGACCCTCACTCCACTCCTTCAGCCTCACGGTAAATTCGTAGATCTTGTCGGAGGAGAGAGACGGAAAGACTTCCGCCACGGCTTCCTTGAAGAGGGAAACGATACCGATGGCTTTACCCGTCTCTTCGTCGATAGCAAAGAGCGCGTCCCAGATGTTCCAGAAAGCAGCGACCAGGTTGTCCCGCCCGGAGGCCTGAATCATCCGGGCAAGCTGCTCCAGATTCAGCTCATTGTTCAGATACGCTTCCGCGAGCATGTCAAGCTGCCCGACCTGCTCCTCCGTATAGCCCATCGCAAGGAGCTGTTCCTTCGAATAATTTCGTACGTCGCCCGTAAGCCCCCGAAGCGTTTCGTCGAGAATATCCGCGCTCAGCCAGCCGTCTTTCACGGACTCCTTGAACTTGTCCATGTCAAGGTGGCCGCTCTCGTCCACCATGGCCTTGAGTTCGTCGCTGAGCTCGCCGTTGGCCTCCGCCGCCTTCAAAGCGACAAGGCCCAGGACCTCCAGATCCGGCACGCCCTGCTTTTGCAGCTGCTTCAGCCCGGAGGCCAGCCCACCGAACAGCATGTCGTTCCGGGTGTTCCCACCCTCGGCAAAAAGCGTATAAAACTCCTCCGCCAGTCGGGAGTAGAGCTCTTTGGCCTCTTCATAGTTACCGAAGATCAGCTCAAAAGTCTTCATCCATTTTGAGCTGACCGCGTCTTTTGTTGCATCGATGACTTCCCCGAAGGTTTTGGCCTCCTGTGCGGCTTTCGCCGCGGAAATGACCAGCTGGTCGTACCGGTCGGTCATCTTGCCGAGAATTTCATACGCCTCGGTCGCCGTATCTGCCTCGAAGAACACGTCGCCGATCGTAACGCCGCCATGGATCATCTGATAGGCGGCTTCCGTGACCTCCGCGAACTTACCGAAAGCCTTTTCCATGACCTCGGTGTCGGCCCATTTGTCTTTCAGCGTCGTCCCGAAGGTTCCGAGAGTCACGGCCCCCTCGTTGATCTTCCCCAACTCGACCGCTGTATCGATAAACACCTGCTTAAGCTGCTGGGACGCCACGCCGGCCAGTTCCACACTGCGCCAGTCCATGAACTGCAAATATCCTGCGCCGTAGGACTGGTTCAGGTTGTACATGACCCGAGAGAATTCCTGCGCCGTCTTGCCGGCAAAAGCCGTCGCGTTGGCCACGCCCATGACCATGGGGATCAGTTTATTGATGTCACCGCCGGAGGAAGTCATCTGCGCGATGGCCGCCGTCATGTCTGTGAAGCCATAGCTGGTTTCGTCCGAAAACCACATCAGCTTGTCCAGGTAGTCGTTGACCTGGTCCACGCTTTTGCCGGTAGCATTCATGATGGTCTGGACGGAGGCTGTTTTCTCTTCAAGCTTGCTCCACCCGGCGGCGATGTTGTCGACGCTCAGTGATTTGACAAGTTTTGTGCCCGCGTCCATGGCACTGCTGACGATTTTGCTGATGGCCGTTATCGCCGCGATTTGCAGAGCATTAAATTTCAGCTCGACTTTTTCGACGGCGCTGCTCATGCCGTTCAAAGAGAATTTGGAGCCGGCCTTGCTGACCTCATCGATTCCCTTTGTCGCACCGTCGAACTTCAGACTCTCCTTGAACTCCCGCAGAGAACTCATGGAGGTGGAGATATTCTTTTCGAAGTTCTTGTTGTCGAACTTCATTTCTACGATTCTTTGATCGATTTCCGTGCTCATTTGCGCGTGATCTCCTTCCATGCGTTCTCGGCGATACGGTCAAAGATAGGCTGTATGGCCGGATTGATGTAATCGCGTCCCCGGACATATCCGCCGTTTCTGGTACCATGCCCGTACTGCAGGATCACGGCAATGGGGACGCCGTCTACGATATGTGAATTTTTCCAGACGATGCTTGCGATGCCATTTTGGCGCACAATTTCGTAATACCAGGAAGCCGCCGTCAAACCGGAATCTTTAGGGGTGGCCTCAGCTAAAGCGAGGACTCCTTCCCTGCCGAATTTGTCAAGATCTCCTTTTCGGACGACCTCTTTTGCCCGTTCAAAAAAGCTCATAGTCTTTCGAAAGTTGCCGTGATGGACAAAAGAAATGCCCAATGAAGCTCACCCCCTGGTGTTCTTGGCTTTTCGCCGCTGTGCGTTCAAAGCGGCGCGTTCGGCGGCCATCTGTTTTTTGTTCTGCTTTTTCTGCGGCGAATTTCCGGCGTTGTTGGCATCGCAGACACGCACCAGAGTCAGCAGCCGGTTCAGATGCCACTTCTGGCATTCAAACGGAATTCCAAGTGAGACCATCCAGCTGTAAATGACTTCGGATGTGACAATCTTCTTTCGGGAAGGCCGCTTATCCTGCTTCTCGGAAAACCATGTCGCCGTCATCTTATCGTTAATATAGGCGTTTACGGCGCGGATCGTCGCGTTGTCAATGTTTCGGTAAATATCCGGATCCACATGCTGCGTGATCGTCATGCAGCGGATGTAGTCGATCGTCTCTTCCCGTGTTCTGGGCTTGTCGCCGAGAAACGGTTTCTTCCATTTGGCTTCCCATTTTGAAACGGAGACGAGAGAATGCTCCAACGTCAACGTCGCGCCCTTGGTGACAATGAACACCTCGTTGACTTCGTCCCAAAGCTCCCGCGCCGGGATGTGGATCGTCAGCATAACTCTCCCCTCCGATAAAAGTCTTGCTTATTCGGCAGAAGGCAGTGCGGTAATGTTTCCGTTTGCCTCTGCGTATTTGCGCCGCACGCTCTCCGGCATGATGCCGTTGATGAAGGCTGCGGCCTCCTCATCGTTGCTGAGAAGCGACATGTAGAAATCGGAGTACGCCTGCGTCTCCTTGAACGCTTCAAAGCGCTTTCCGTTCTCCTTAACGAAGCGCCGGCCGTCGGCGTCCATCTCGCCGTAGGACTTTGAGAGGATCAGCTCAAAGTTCTCCATGATCCTCGGAATGTCCTTCTTCTCAATGATTTCTGCCAGCTTCTTTTCCAGACCGCCGGCTTCGGCGTTGAACATGTTCGTCAGCTCTGCCTCCGTCAGATTGAAGCGGATCGTCTCCTGGCGCTCATTCCCGTTGAAATCCGTATAAGTGATTACCTTTCTGTACATGCTTAAGTCTCTCCTTTCATCATATAAGGCGGCGGAGCCGCCGCGAGAGACAGCTCCGCCAATGGTCAGTTATCAGTCGCCGGACTCGGCAGTATAACCAAGCAGCGTGGCCACTTCGTCGGGCAGCGGAAGCTCCGGATCGGTGGCTTCGGTGCCGGTCCCGGCATCCGTGCCGTAAAGCTTGGCCTCCAGAGCCGCCAGAAGCGCCTTCCTCTCTGTGGTGTCGAACTTGGTGGAGTCGATCGTGATATGGCTGGTGGGCTTGAAGCCGGTGACAGCCACGGGCACCGTGGCGATCTCCCAGCTGAACTGTACCGCATCGGGGTCCTCATTGACAGTCTCGCGGCTCTTCTCGGAGGGAGAAGCCGTGGCGCCGTAGATCAGATGCAGCTGATAGCCATGGTCGTCGCCGTCCACGTCGTTGCCGATCAGCGTGCGATAGCTCAGACCGAAGAGTCCTCTGGTCTGCTGGCCGATGCGCATGCCGCTGACGATCTCCGCCGTGCCGTCCAGCGTGGCGAACTCGTCGGGATAGGTATAGGCCTCGACGGTGGCGCCAAACTCCTCGCGGGAACGGGGCGCCAGGTACTTAATGTTGTCCGCGTAGAGGGCGTTCTCCTCCGCGCCGGAGGGCGACTCGTTCACGGACGTGATGCCGTTCCAGGCCACGCCGGGAGCATACTTGCTGCTGGTTTTGTTGTAAGGATAGACGACCGCATGATCTACGCCGGTTTCATACAGGCGCTCGCCGGTCTGGTCCCACTGAATTTTAGACATAGTATGATTCCTCCTGATCAGTAGTAAATAGTAAAGACCGTGTGATTCAGGCCCTCAGCCTTGAACGCACGGTCAAAACGAATACCCGGGAGCAGGGAGACCCTTTTTACGATCTCGCTGTCGGGATTTTTATCGATCACCGTCAGACCGTAACCGGTGCTCTGAAGATACACCGTGTTATCAGCGTGGCGATTTTGGATATTGGAAAGCTCGTATATAATGCAGGGGTACGTGAGCCGGAGATTCTCAGGCGGCTGAAAATATACCGCCCGGCTCCCCAAAGTCTTCTCCAGAAGCGCCTGGAGCTCAGCTCGCGTCTTCTTCGCCATGGTAGAGCCCTCCTATTGTCAGGATCAGCCGCGGATACTGCACCTCTACTTCGGTGATTTTCCACTTTGCGCCCATGAACTCGGCATAGCGCATACTGAAAAAATTCTCCCGGGCGTAGGGATCCGCTACGATGCTGATCCGGTTGCTGAGGTTGACACTGTCGTTGACTTGTCCGGCCGTCTCAAGACGCCTGGTGTTTCGGATAAGCTCGCCATAATACATCTTTGTCGTCACGACTTCCTCCCAGACACCAGGCGCTGATTCCTGAAACGAGGGCGCATAGCCGATCCGGCAAGAGAGTTTTGCCATGGCACCTCACCTCATTTTGAATTACTGTTCTACAGGATCTGCCGATTCCGCAGTTTCACAGGTCAGACCGCTCAGATCATAGATCTTCGTAGTGGACCCGCGCCCTTCCTTACTCGCCACGACTGTAACAGTCTGCGAGCTCTTGTCCGCAATGCGCAGCACAGCGATGCCATCCTCGTCAAGAGTGACAGGATTGGTCACCTTCACCGTGATCGTGACGTCATCTTCCTCGGGAACGCTTGCGTGGATGACCAGATAATTGCCGGACTGCTCTTCGGCCAAGCCGGAGAATCCGGTATAATCGTCCACATACTTCAGCGTACCGGTGATGTTGTCTCCATCAATCACGATATCGCTTTGGAGATCGTCAATGGTCTTGCCAAAGAGATCTACGGAAGCGCTGATGTCTGTGTCAAGCGTCAAGCCTGGGAAGGGTTTGCTTCCTCTTCGAAGACGATGGCGGAGTAGATGCGGGTGTTGGCGCCGCTCATGCGGGTCTCCAGCAGGCTCTTCTCCTGGTTGAAGTCGATGTCGAACTGGTTGAAGTGGGTGATCTCGCCGCCCTTGGTGGAGCCGACGGAGTAGTCACGCAGGTTCACCGCAATGGCAACCAGATCCATCTCCTTGGCATCGGCGCCGGTGCCCTTGGTGCGGGTCTTGCCGGCCAGCTTGGACACGGGGTAGATGGCATTCACGTTCAGAGCAGTAGCCAGCTCGCTCTTGCTGGAGTACAGACGACGGCCGTTCAGGTCACGGGCCAGCAGCATCTTGTTGATGAACTGCGGGGTGCAGAACATGACCATGGAGCCGCTGCCGCGGTAGTCGATCATGGCATCCAGCATGGCGGCGATCATGCCCTCGCTGTACTTGTAGTTCTCGCCGAAGTTGTCGGAGAACTGGCCGTTGATGTCAGCCATGTACGGAGCAATGTCCACATGGATGGTGTACAGGTCGTCATCGGTCCAGATCGGACGGACATGAGTCTCCTCGATCTTGCCCTCGGCACCATCCTGACGACCATCGCCGATCAGGATCGCAGTGGCGACTTCCTCTTCCAGCTGCATCCGGTCGATCTTGTACTGGTAGGCCACGTAGTCGAAGTCGGTGATGTCCACGATGTCATCGCGGTTCAGCGCGCTCTTCACATAGATGGTCTGGGGATCGGTGGTACGGCGGACCAGGGAATAGTTGCCGGCCAGAGCCTTCTCAGTGCCCTTCACATAGCCCTTGGCGCGCAGTTCATCGATGTTGCGGATGTCCACCTGGCCGGTACGGATACGGCTGAAGGGGCTCTTGTTCGCGCCGCGCAGAACGGTCTGCACCCAGGCCAGGTCATCGGTGACCAGCTCGGGAGCGCCGGGGCGGACGTCGTGCCACTCGGGGAAGAGGGCATCGATGGCGGCGGGGTCGTCGCCGGAGGGATAGGAGCCGAAACCGCTGGCGGCTGCGGGATCGCCATCCGCATGCTGCAGAGAATTGTTCTCTACATAGGTCTCAAGAGCGTCCCGGAAGGAACCGCCCTTCTTGGCAGCGGCCATGATCATCTCCTGATCAGCATGGCAGATCACGCCGCTGGTGTTTCTCTCGTCGTTGTCAAATACATTGTGCTTCACGTTGGAATCCTCCTCGTCATCATCGTCATCGGAACCGTTGCCTTCAAGGGCCTGCCCGATCAGGGCATATACCACGGTCTTCTGTTTTTCGGTAAGCGTGTTGAACACGTCGGCGACGGTCTCTTCACCGTCTTCCTTCTTCGCTTCGGGCTCTTTCTTTTCGTCAGCCACTTTCTCTTCCTCCTTGTCGGAATGAATTAGGGTATCGGGCAGATCACAGGCGGAGTGGGCAAGCGCTTCGGCCGCTTCATCCTCGATGAAACTGATGTAGGCCGCTTCGCCTTCCTCTTCGCTGTGCGCCAGTACGGCGTCGATGTAGGCGCCGGGATTGGCTCCGGCCAGTACCAGACTGACTTCACGGATGATGCCGTGCATCACGTCAGAGCCCTTCTGCTTCAGGTGATTGGCATAGATGGAAAGGCCGAACACGTCACCGTGCTCGACGATCGTCTTTGCCGCTCTTCCCGATTCGGTGTCGTTGAAGAAGTTGTAGGAGTAGACACCGTCCTCCCGATTTTCCAGAATGGAATGGCCAAGCACCAGACCGGGGTCGTTGTGCTCGTGATTCCATACCAGCGGTACCTTCTTCCCATCGCAGTCCTTGAAGGCGTCTCTCCGGATCACCCGACCATCTGCGCACCTCAGGTCATTGCGGGTAGCGTAACCGCTAAAATCGCATTTCATTTTGAATTTCCTCCTTGGCTTTGCTCATCCGGCGGCGGGTTTGGCTCCGGATCGTCCTGTATGGGCATATTGCTGTTGCGAAGCTCGTCCGCTTTCGGATCTTTGGACGGCTTCATTCCGATGACCTGACGGATCTCATTGCTTGTCATGATTTCATTACGGGTCATCTTGTCCGCGATCTCCGCCACATCCGTGACCGGCACCAGCTTGAAGGGATCGCGGAAGTACATGACGGAATACCCTTCGGTGCGGGCGTCCTTTGTCAGGAACTTTCGCCGGAACTCTTCAACGGCGGCCGCCACAAAGGGCTCGACCGTGCGGTTATAGTAATTGAGCATCGTCTTCTCGTCGGCGGTCCCGTTCATGATCTCCTGTGTGATCCCCAGCTGGCTGTAAAGCATGCTCGTCAGGTATTCGACCCGGGACATCAGATTGTTTTCCACCGGACGGTTCAGTTGAACGATCCGCTCAGTACCATCAGCATAGGCGATTCCGTATTTGGAACCGTTGAGCTGTTCTTCAATGGCGTGTCGTCTGGCCTCCGCCTGGTCCTGGCGCTTGCCGGACTTCACCACGTAGGGGAGCTGAATAATGAGATCGAGCTTCCCGGAGTTGTTGTTCTCGTCCACCATGTCCAGCAGGTTGAGCTTTCTTGCCAGACGCTGGCCGATGGAATTCGGCTCGTTCATGACCGAGTAAAACGGGTTCTCCACAATGGCGACCATGGTCTTTGGGAGAACGATCTCCTCCCGTTTTCCGCTTCGCTCGTTGTAGACCAGCATGCGGACCTTGTCGGGGTACCATCCCGTGATCTTGCCGGTCCGCATGGAGAGGATGTCCGTTCCGGGCATGTTGTTCTCCGGGGCATCTTCGGTCTCGATCGGAATGACCGCTACCACACCTTCGTCCATCATGGACATGAAAATATCCTGACGAAAAGCGCGGGCAGCCTGATCCAGGTTGGCGGAGATGCTCAGACACTTCGTCAGTCCGGACTTGACCGTTTCCATATATCGGCCGTTCTCGTCGGTCTTAACGTGGTAGATGTCGATAGAGGCGGCGTCCTGGGCGATCCGGTTATAGATGGCTGTTACGATACCGCGGTCGTTGCCCCGGCCGAGCCGAAGCCGGTCCGGACGGTAGGAGACGCCCCCATAACCCTCGAACCGGGGCGTGGGATCGCGGCTGAAGAAGGCGTTCCAGGCTCGTTTCACTCTGGAACCGATTGTGTTGTCCATTTTGAATTTGGTCACCTGCCCTTTAAAACGAAAAAATCCGCCCCAAAGGGCGGTGGGTGAATGGGTCGTCAGTCAAAGGCCTCGCGGTTGATCTTGAACGCCACATAGGCGTCCATCATCGAAGCCACGGGGTCGATCTTCTGTTCGTATCGTCTCTTCCACAGCTTGCGGTTGCCGTTGCTGTCCTCCAGTGTGATGCAGTTGCCCATGGCGAATTGCATGATCGCCTCGTCAAAGAGCAGCAGCCGCTCCTCCGCCAACTTACGCAGCTCGCCCAGAGGAACGGACTCGGTCTTGACGCCCTGGATGACCTTCTCGATGCCGAAGGGACCGTTCTCCCGGGCCCAGCGCTCCACGAACTCTTTGGCGTTGTAGGGGTCGTAACCGAAACACCGCACGTCGTAGTCGCACCGTTCGATGTGGTCGTCCAGATCGTCGTACACGTCCATCATGTCCAGCACCGTGCCGGGCATAACGATCAGGCTGCCCTCATCGATAAACTGCTCATACTTGGCCCTCATGGCCGCCGGCAGCTTGAAGAGGGTCTGCTCGCTGATATAGTTCCGGGTCTTGATGCCAAAGTAACCGCCGGAGAGGGGGAAGAGAAACGTAAACGAGCAGAAGTCATCCCCCTGGGAAAGGTCTGCCCCGAGAGTGCAGCTCATTTGCCAGTAGCTCTTCTGCGGGTGGGGGAGCGTCTGCTCGTAAGTAAAGAAGTAGGTATAGCCTTCCATAGGGATACCGAAACGCTTGGCAAGAATATCGTTTCGGGTAGCGGGAGCCATCTCCGCACGGTCCACATCCTCCTGATAAGCCTCGTAGGAGACACTCTGACCGATGTTCGGATTGGCTTTGATCCAGAGATCCGGCCGGGCCACTTCCTTCACGTCATCCAGCTTGTACCACCAGATAGAGGTGTGAATGGCGTTGTACTCACCCTTGAGGATCTTCATGAGCTCCATCTTCACCGTGTCGCCCGGGCCGTTTCGAACCGTGCCCTCGCTGCTGGTGGCGATGATCAGATAGTCCGGGATGTTGCCCTTGCTGGCACCTTGTTCGATGGCGCCGATTGGGTCTTCTCGGATGTCTCCGCTCAGCCACTCGTCTACGGTGGCCACCTTGCAGCGCAGGCCCTGAAGTTTGTCGATGCTCATGGGCCGGATACGGAGGATGGAGTTGGTGAGAAAGTTCTGGATCCCCTTCTTGGTGGAGGCCAGCATCACCCGGTCAGCCTTATTGCCGGTCGTATTTTGAATCGAACCGGAAGTCAGGAACTGGAACATCGGGCCTCTGGCGCGAACGATGGCGGTGCGGAGAGGAGAGAGTATCTCATCGGCCTGGTCCATGGTCGGAGCCGTGGTGATCTGGTCGGTGGTGCTCATATCCACATTCAGAAACTGATTGTGGATGCAGCTGTCGTAAAGGCTCTTGGCCGCGCCTCGCCCGACGATCAGATACTGCTTGTTGATGAGCCGTTTCTTGATCCGCTTGCGGACATAGTGACCTCCGTGGCCGTCCGGGTCCGGCTCATACACGCTCTTATCGAGGAAGTAGTACCAGCCGAAGACCTGCTCGCCCCAGAGTTTGAAGCTGTCCATCATACGGAGGTCAGAGCCGTCCGTCAGCGTCAGCTCGCCCTCGCAGCAGGCGATCCATCCCTCAACGGGATCGGGGTCGTAGTAGATGCCGGGGTTGGCAATCAGCGCGTCTATGCGCTTCATCTCCATGGCCACCGTGTCGCAGACAGGGATCTCGCCCCGCATCACGGCCTCCCGAAACCGGCCGTAATACTTCGGCACAGCCGTATTCGAGAGGGACATGATTCAGCTCCTTTTAGTGTTTGTAGCGGTCCTGCATCCACTTTTCCGGGTCGCTCAGATAGCGGTCGCAACGGCTATTAAGATTTATCTTCGATTGTATCGGATTGAATAGGAACGCGAAGAAGAACCATAGCGACGGTATGGGTTGTAAAGTTGAGAAGATCCAGGATGCTTCTTTTCCCATTCATAGTATTTCTTCTGAGATTCAAGCTGCCTACCATATTGGCGTTTGGCTGCAGATCGACCCGCACGGCGTCCAGATCTAGCAGCATCTGTAGCGAGGTCTTTGACCCGCATATACTCAATTCCCTCTTTTGCGCTCATTCGCTTAAGAGTAGATTCAAGCGTTACATTCATTGCCCATCGCATTCCACGCTGACGAGAATACTCACTGAGACGGGATAACGGTGTCGTCATATGTGATTTATTATTCGCCATGTACTGTTGACCGCCGAACCAAAAATCTTTGCGGTCTTGTTTTTTCAAATCCTTAATCGGAGTATTTTTTAAGGCGTCGAGTTTCTCTTTCTGGGCCTTCTTGTTCTGTGCAATAAGTTCTTTCATGACGGCGGCTTTGGCTGTTTTTCCTTTTTTGTTGTACTTGGCCAATTTCCGCTCGTTCCATTTGTTAGCATGTTCGTAAAGAGAGTTTATCTTTTTCTCATATCTGGCGCGTCCTGCTGCGGTAAGCGTTCCGTCTTCATTCTGAAACCGCCGCACGCCCCATTTCTGACCGAGAATACCGTGGTGGTACAGTTCACCGTTATAGTAAATATAATTGCTCATTGGGGGGGGGTCCTCCTTTAAAAGTAAAAAAGCCGCCCCGAAGGGCGGTTAAAACTTATTTCTTTTTTCGGCTTGCATCCTTGGTCGTTCCGTGAGCATAGGTCCCGACCCCAAGCAATCCAGCGGTAAGATTGTTCCCCATGTCCGCAAGCAAGCCGCCGACAATAGCCTTGCCGGTACCGTTGCCGTTGGCTTTTGCGGCATCGTAATGCAAAGCACCATACCCGCCGAGCAGCATGCTTTTCACTATCTGCTTTCCAACATTGGAAGTTTGGATCTTCTCATTCAGGCTTTTACTCTGCCAGGCATAATTGGCCTGAGCTGTGGCGACTCTTGCCTCCCCGAGGGTCTTCTTGGTGTCACTCTTAAGCTCTTTCAGCCTGGCTTTACGCTCATTTTTATCCAGCTCTTCGTTGTTGATCTCTTCGCGCTTCTGTTTTGCCTGGGCTTTAATATCTTTCTTATCGGCTCTATAGCCTTTATTCAGGTTCACAGCAATACGCTGGCCAACCGAGGTATTAAGAATGGCACGGCCAATGTTTCCCCCAACAGAAGAAACACCGTAGCGCTGTTTCCCGGCCGCGGTCAGTGTCCCATCTTCATTCTGGAACCGCCGCACGCCCCATTTCTGGCCCAGAATACCGTGGTGGTACAGCTCACCGTTATAGTAAATATAATTGCTCATCAGAGGGCCTCCTTTAAAAGTAAAAAAGCCGCCCCGAAGGGCGGCAATGGTTAAATTACGATTTCTTGCTATTAAGTTCGGCGCGTTTCGTGCAAAGAATATTTGAGAAAACGGTGATCGTCTCGACATTAACATTGTCGTAGTTCTCAATGAAGTCCAGAAGGCTCATACAGTCCTCTTCTTCTATTACACAATTGATTGTCCCTACGACCCACTCGCGGTCGTCCCAGATCTTCTTAAGTTCTTTTGCAAGCCTTATAAGATACTCGGGTGGTTTCTTAGTCATCGTCGTCCCTCCATTCATACGAATCAACAGAGAGCGGGTTCAAAACCGTTCGACCAAAGATTCGATATGTTCCGTCAAAACCATTTTCTATATCATAGACAATCGACGCGTGTTCATCGTCGTCGTAAATTGTTTTACGAAACGTCTTCTGCTTTCGTTGCTCGTCGGAGGCATGCGTCGCCACCTCGGACATAACGTGGGCATACTCTTTCTTCGAAACCCGAACAATCGGAAGGCTGTCCGAAGACAGATTCATTTTACTATAGTCATACTGGCTTGTCGAGCTTTTATTTTTGTCGATCGGATAAGGAGGGCCGTTCAGGACGCCCCATTTCATACCCTTCTTGCCCATGTGGCACAACGCATCCTTCTCGTCGTCGCTGTGCTTCATCTCATTCAGCACGGACAGATCGGCGGACATGAAATCCCGGAGCTCGGCCAGATGCAGATAGTTCCGGCCTTTCTCCACCTGGTCTTTGGAGAGGTTGACCGTGTAAGTCTTTTCCATCCTGTTATAGAAGCGGTTGGCCCTCTTCAGCGCTCGCTGATACTTCTTGTTGCTCCTGCGATAGCGGTCAGCAGCTTTGAAAATATCGCGTCTGGTCGTGAACCCCCAGCCCATCTTGGACTTCTTCTGAAGCTTTTGCGCCTTCTTTGCGGTCTTTATCAGCCTCTTGTCCACGGTGCCCTGGTATTTCTCTAACTTCGCGCTGTCCTTGGCATACCGTTTCTTCCCGGCAGGAGTCAGACTTCGATCCTCGTTCTGGTAGCGCCGCACGCCCCATTTCTGGCCTTTGATGCCGTAATGGTACAGCTCGTTGTTTCGGTAAATATACATTTGTCTTGCTCCTTTTGGGAAAGTGTGGTATAATCTCACAAATGAGAGGAGGGATGCTTTACGAAGAAAAAAATAACACTCGGTATCGTCACAATTGTATTGGCTGCTTGGGTTATTTCCCCGGACCCAATACCGGTCTTAATCGACGACATTATTGCTGGCGTCGGAGGAGCAGCATCGCTTCTCGCCTTGATCGTATCCTTCTTTAAAAAAGAAAGCTAAAGGACGGAAGCATCATGGCTAAGAAAGTAGAAATTATCCCACTGGTCTGCCCGGACTGTGGGGCACATTTTCATGTTCAGCCGGGCGAGAAGTTCTTCTATTGCACCTACTGCGGTGCAGAGCTCCTCGTGGACGATGGATCCACTACGGTCAACATCAACCAGAATATCGACTACAAAGAGAAGACTGAGAACCGCTACTACGATGAGGCCGCGATCGAGCGGCAGAAAACAGAGCAGATGCGTCTGCAATTAGAACACGAAAGAGCTCTCTTAAAAGAAGAACAGAAGGAAAAAGAAAAGCTCAGAGAAGAAGAGAAAAATAGAAAAGCACTCATTGGAATGCTCGCTTTTATTGCATCGGTATTTCTCTTCTACCTGATCAAGCATTTGCTGGCTGCCTAAATCACTTCTTATTTTGGAATCGATCAAAAAATTTGCGGAGGTATAAAAATGGGATTGTTCGGTAAATTATTTGGTGGCGGAAGCAGCGACGGCAAATATAAGGTGACGCTGCGCTTTCCGGATGGAGAACGCTCCGAACTGGATGAAAGGTTCAGCAGCTATGAAGACGCCGAGAGAGCCGCTCTGGAAGCTGTGAGCGACTATCATGCCGGCGGAGAATATATGGACCCGCTGAACTATGACGCATCTGAAGACGAAGTTGACTACGACATCGAAGAAGTTTAATTCTTCTTTTTCTCAGCACCGATGATCGGCAGATTAGAATCTCCCATCGCATTCACGATCTTTGCTGTGTTGTTGTAAAGACCGATCCCAGCAGACGTGAATCTGGTTGCGGTGTTCATATAGTCTGTGATCTTGTCGATGTAATCCTTGCCGGTCTTGATGTCTTTCACTGCAAGACCCTTAAGTTTTGACTCTTTCTCATACCTGGCGATAACGTTATCGATGTCCTGGTTGGACATGTACTGCCGGTTGGCGAAAGCCGCCTTGACATCGCCGCGGGCAATAATATCCTGACGGATCTCGTCGGTAAATTCCTCCTTTGAGAGCTTCTCCGGGGAGGAATTCTTTTTGGCTTTCTTTGCCTGGCGTCTCTGCTCTCGCCGGCTCATGGGCTTCCCGCCGGTGCCTTGATACGGCCTCTTCCCGCTTCCCAGCGGATACCGGCCGGAGCCGACTTTCGCGCCGTCCCGTTTGCTGACGCCGGCGTGCATAAGAAAATCATTCATCTGTAGTGTCCTCCTCAGGATCGATTTCCGCATTCATACGCCACTCCAGCTCGCTTGCCCGTGTTTCGTATGCCTGCAGAATAGTAGAGCTGGACGGGGGATCAAAGACAAGCTTGGCCTTGATATAGACATAGGACTGCAGCATGCTGAGCACGCTGTTGTCTGCTTCGAGCTGGTCCCAGGTCTCCTCGTCCGACTCGATCCGGAATGGCTCCTTCAGCGCCCCAAGCTGGTAGGCCACTGCCAGCGCAGCGTTGATCTCAACGATAATGTCGTCGTCAAAGCTGCTGTCCTCGCCTGCCAGCCCGATCTTTTTCTTGGTCAATTCCAGAATGCTGTCCATGGTGACAACTCCTTACTGTTTATTTCCATGGGCAGGTGTCATTCCTGCTCCGTGGCTCCAGCGGGCCGGGCGCGAAACGATCCGCCCCGTAATGGATCGCGTTATGGGTCTCGTGCGTCGTACAGATGAGGTATTCCGGATTAAAGAGATACTCCGTCCGGTCCAGAACATCTTCCAGCGACACGGGATTCATATGGTGGATGACGATCTTGCCGGGTATCCCGTACCCGCCTGTCGCAAGATCGCACCCATTATCCCGGACAATAATATAGTTCCGGAGATCCTTCCACTCCTTGGAGTGGTAAAAGGCCTGGTTGAGGTACCGATCCCATCCAAAGGTCTCGTTGCCCACGCTTCCATCCAATTTTAAGTAACGGAAGCGCTCGGCGAATGTCGGGAGCCGGATCAGCTCAGTATAGGTCCGGATCATTACGCTCTCCGTTCCCGCTGTACAGCCGCATAGCCGCAATAGCCCGTTCGTAAAGCTCCTCGGTTCTCTTGGCGGACTGCAGTGCTTCCGTCTTGGCTTCCAGGAGCTCTTTCTGTTTCTCCATGATCTCCTTCTCCAGGCGCTCCTTCGTCGTCCCGAGCTTGAGATAATGGACGATGACCTGAGAGGTGGCTGTGCCTTCCATCAGCTGCTTCTCGGCCAGATCGACTGCCAAAGAAATCAATTGGTTCTCTCTGGCTTCCGGCGTGAGAGCCGGCCGCATACGCTGCGGAGGCTCTTTCCCGGATGTTGCTTTTGTCTTTGCCAAGGGTAAGCCTCCTTTTCGTCAAGAATCAGTAACGTTTGCCGGAACTTATGGAGTCTTGTAAGGATGAAGGAGAGACTCGGCATGGCGGGCCGATTGTTTTTCACAGGAGGCAGTTTGCGAAAAACCGGAGGTAAACACCCAAAAACTCTATAGGAAGGAGATTTAAAGACCCCATAAGCCCTGGCAAGCGTTACTAACAGCACAAAGACAGCCCCGAGTAGACCCCCTGAGACCATTTTAATCACCAAAAATTCCCCCCGGAGGAATTTTGAGG